ACCGGATGCTCACCGGCAACGAGGTCACGGCGTTGCTGCAGCTCTACATGCAGAACGCGATCAGCCAACAGACGTTGCTGAAGGTGCTGCAGGACGGCGAGGTACTACCGATCACCATCGACTTGGACGCGGAAATGAGCCTGACGACCGAGCGCCTGCAGGAGCAGCAGGCGATGGAGCGTCTCGCCATGGGCGGCCCTGACATGGCATTCCAGAACGCCGGCCAGGGCGAATCGCTCAGTAGCCAGACGCTCCCAACGCCGATGCGCCCTGGTCGTAACGGCAACTAAGTCATGACCTACCACCCGAGCTGGAAAGAGGTCCGAGCTGAGTACCTCAGTGATCCTGAAGTGATGCAGTGGTTTGAGAAGTACGCGCCTGTTTTTAGGGACCGCTCCGTGGAGCGTGCTCGCTGCGAGGAGACGATTCCCGGATACCGCGAGGCTCGTCTCAACGGATGACTCCAGACGACTACCTGCGTGAACTAGCGCAAGCGATCACCCGCCAGGAAGATCTGAATGACGAGGAGGCGCGTGATGTGCTATTTGAGCTGGCGTTGCGCATCTACTGGTTGTTACTGCGGGAGCTACCGGAGGAACGGTTAGAGCGTTACATGACCTGGCGACAGTTGCGCTCCCGTATCACGCTGGAGTTACTGGCGATCAACGATACCCTCGCCAGCAGGCTCTACAGCCGCCTTGCCGCGACAGAACTACTGGTCAGCGAGATCGCCAACACCTACTTCCAGTTGCCCAGTGGCACGGTAAAACCGCGGCCCGTCACTGAGGTATTGGATAGAACGCGTGTTGTAGGTGTACCAGTGTCAACCCTCTTTACGCGCAACCCCCGCACGGGCGTGTCTCCATTCGTGACGCAGATGTTGCAGCTGCTGGAGCGGAGTGTGGTGGGCATGTTTTTCACGGACCCACCTACAGCTGAAGTTGCTGCCAAGGTGATCCAGACACGCACCGCCGTTGGTCGTCAGGTGCCTGTTGCTGCCAAGGGCACGGTGGCCAATAACTGGCGCGAGCGGATGCAGTCGATAGTGGCCGCGGCGTTATGGGGAACGGTGCAACCTGCCGCTGAACGTGCCGCAACCGCTGCAGCCGCTGTTGATGCTCCTCAGCGACAGCTACTGGAGTGGCGCTGGAATGCGGTGCTGGATCCAAAGACCTGTCCGGTGTGCCGCCCCCTGCACGGCCGCATTGAGCAGCAAATAGACGACTTCCCACAAGGCCCCCCACCGCTACACCCTCGTTGCCGCTGTGTGCTGATCCCGGAGCTGGTGTAATCCTTACGTGACTACTTAGATCGGCAACCTAGATCGTTCTCTCAGCCTTTTGCGTGTCCGAAAACGTAAGTGGTGTTCCTCCAGTGGAGGACACGGGTGCGGCAGCGCCGCCCTCAACCGCGACAGAAAGCACCGACAGCTCTGAACTCCAGCGGCTCAAGACCAAATTGGACTTGGTGCAGCAGGACAAGTTGCGAGCTGGCGAAACCAACGCCAAGCTCAACAGCAAAGTCCAGGAGTTAGAGGAGACGGTGCGTGGGCTTACAGCCCAACTGAAGACAGGCGAACAGAAGCAACTGGAGGGCTCTGGCGAGTACCAAAAGTTGTGGGAGCAGTCCAAGGAGACCAACAAGTCCTTGGAGCGTCGAATTACGGAACTAGAAGGTGAGCTTGACGCCGAGCGCCAAGCACGTCGAACCGAGACACTCCGCACCAAAAGCCCTTCAAGAGATCAGTGAGGCGAAGGCATTACGCCCGGACCAACTGCTCTCCCTGTTGACCAACAACCTCCGTGAGGCGGATGGCGCACCAGTGGTATTGGAGGGAGGCATGGAGATCCCGCTACGCGACCACCTTGCTCGACTGCGGTCACCGGAGTCTGGTTGGGAGCATCACTTTGCGCCCAACGGAGCCTTGGGCCTAGGGATGAAGCCCTCAGCAGCACCAACCTCCAGCAGCTACGGGAGTACAAACCCCTTTAGAGCTGAGACCCGGAACCTAACTGAGCAGGCCCGATTGTTCCGTGATGATCCTGCTCTATATGACCGCCTGAAAGCAGAAGCCACTCGCGGCTGAGAACAAAACCACCACATGCACTAAGGAGCACAGGCAATGACTGAAACTCGTCGGGCGGACATTATTGTCCCCGAGATTTTTAACAGCTACATCGAGGAGCAAACCACCCTCCTCAATGCCTTCATTGGCAGCGGTGTTGTGCAGCCGATGGCTGAACTCAACGCCACCGAGGGCGGTGACTTCGTGAACATTCCGAACTGGGTCGCCAACCTGAGCGGCGACGCTGAGGTGCTGAGCGACTCTGGTTCGCTGACCCCCGGCAACATCACTGCTGATAAGCAGCGTGCCGTGATCCTGCATCGCGGGCGGGCGTTTGGATCGCGTGATCTTGCGCGGCTCGGCGCCGGCAGTGACCCCTTACTTGCCATCGGCAATAAGGTGGCTGCTTACGTCGCCAACGAGCAGCAGAAGGATCTGCTGGCCGCTGTGAACGGTGCATTCGCCACCGCCCTCAACGGTCTCACCGTCGCAACTGGCGAGGCATACCCCACCGCCTCGATGGTTTCTGCTGCTCGCGCCAAGCTTGGCGACCAGGGCGAGAAGCTGTCTGTGATGGCGCTTCATAGCTCTGCCTACTACCAGCTGGTAACTCTGAAGGCTCTCGACTACGTGGCCGCAGGTGATCTGGGTCTGACCGCCGATAGCACCCCCGCGGTGTTTGGTGGCAGCCGCATGGGCAGCTTCGGTGACACCCGAGTTCCGACCTACCTCAACATGCGTGTTGTGGTGAGTGATGACCTTGGCGTCAACGATGTGCTGTTCTTCCAGCCTGGCGCAGTAGCCAGCGGTCAGCAGGCCGGCTTCCAGTCGGAGACCGACCGCGACATCCTGGCCAAAGCGACCTACATCAGCTTCGACTGGCACAACGTGTACCACCCGATTGGTACTCGCTATGTGGGTGAGGGTGCCAACCCCAACCGCACTGCCCTGGCCACCGGCGCCAACTGGGAGCAGGTGTTCGATGACAAGAACATCGGCATGGTGAAGGGTTTCCTGAACGACTGATGGGACTGACCGGGTTCAACCTGGCCCGGCGCAATGAGGAGGCTGCTAACGCGGCCTCCCTTTCTTGCCCCGCACCAGTCACCGCACCAGCCGCGGTCGAAGAGGCGAAAGCCGAAGCGTAAGCGTCGCGCCAAACCTGCAGAAAACGAGGTTGCAGCGGAGCCATTACCAGATGGCGACGAAGAATAAGTCCGGCTTGACGGGCACGATCCGTCTGCCGTCAAAGCCGAAGCACACCCGCCAGGGCGAGGGGCAGAACTCTCTCGGACACCGAGGGAAGCGACGCCACAAGCTCAGCAGAGGCCAAGGTAAGGGCTGACTGGCGGAAATCTAGTAACACCTACCTAAGTCATGGCCGCAGAGATCATTGTCACGGTTGGTGCTTCCAACGCCAACAGCTACATCACACTGGCTGAGGCGCAGGCATTTGCCGATGGCGACATCGACGCAGCTGAGTGGGAGGGTGCCACCACCGACCAGAAGAAACGGGCGCTGATCACCGCCACCCGCAACCTGGATCTGGTCGGTTTTGTCGGAACACGGAGCACGACAACTCAGGCGTTGGCGTGGCCGCGCAAGAACTTCACCACGACAGAGAAGACCTACGCCGACAACGAGATTCCGTCTGAGATCAAGCTGGCGACTTGGGAGCTAGCCAAGGCCCTGGTGAAGGACATGGTGGTAGCCGGCCAAGTAGCAGGCAGCACCTCCCTGATCCCCGGCATCCCCAACGCGGGCTTGAAGCGGGTGAAGCTGGACGTGATGGAGGTTGAGTGGAAGCCGGATTATCAGCCAGCCATAACTCCACTAAAAGCACTACCGCAGCTTCAGCAGCTCCTGCAGGATTTGATTCTGAATACCCCAGGCCAGACCATCGCTGTTGTACGCAGCTAGGCGAGTCCCCAAGAAAAACGTATCTAGGTTAAGTAGGCTTACACTGGGCTTATGGCTCAGGTTGCCGACCACCAGCCACGGTCTCCGTCATCGAGGCATCGACCTCGATCCGGCTACCTTGCGACGCCGCTAAGCCGCGAGGAGCAACGGATGGTGGCTCGGATGTACCGCGAGCACCAAGGACTTCTGCGGTTGATGGGGCGCAAGCTCTGCCGCAAGTACCCCTTCGTCAGCGCAGAGGACGTATTCAGCTGCATTGATCAAGCATTTATCAAGACGTGTAGGGCGTGGATCCCAGCCAAAGGCACCTTCTCAACGCTTTTGACGGTGTTTGCTGAGGGTGATGTGTTGCATTTCATCCGCGACCACAACTGGACGCTGAAGGCACCAGGGGCTGTACGTCGTAACGGTCAGCTGGCGCGAAGGATGATGGAGAAAGGCTGCAGCGCTGGCGATGTGATGATGAAGCTTGGGTTGACGGACGAGCAGCTGAAGCTGGCCCTAACCGCCACCAGCCCCACAGACCACGACATCCGGGGATTTGACCTCCACGTATGCCCTCGGCCTACCCCATGGGAGCTGCTGGAGGCTGAGGAAGCGAGCTAAGGGCAACTTAGGCGAAAGACTCCAACAGTCATGGCCACAGGTGCCTTCTTTGCTGCCCTTGGGTTCAAGCTTTACCTCCAGCTTGGTACGAGCGCTAGCACCATCCCTACGAGCAGCACTGGGATGACTCGCGTGTACTCGCTCGATAACACCGGTATCCAGGCACAGAGCGATAGCCAGGATGTGCTTGATTACGATTCCGAGCAGGGCTTTAAGGCCAGCCTGATCACCGGTCAGAGCTACACCATCCCTTGCTCGATGAACCTGTCTGTGACCGATGCCGGTTACAAGATTCTCAAGCAGGCCGCTTTGGAAGCCGCCAGCGGAACTTTGGTTCGTTGGTATCGGGAAACCCCTGTTACCGACGACTCCGGTGACGACCCCGAAGTTCACGCTGGTCTTGCTCAGGTTGGTTCGTTTTCCGAGGACATCCAGGCTGGCAATATCGCAAAGGTGAATTTTGATTTGATCGGTTTTGGGGCATATGACTGGGTGGCTCAAGCCCCCGGCGCCTGAGTCAGTTAGGGGCCCGAGGTTTAGCGCTTCGGGCCTTATGTGCCTCTGAAGCTTCGCCAGACGTTGGCGAAGACCTTTTCGGGTGGCCTGGTTTCAAAGGCTGCCTGGATCCAGTTGCGGCCTGGGCGGTTTCTAACGTTGACGATCTCCCCGCGCACGTTGACGTAGGTGCCGTAGACGCCCCCTTCCAGCACCCGGCGGGCGTAGGGCGCAGTCCAGGCAATGCTGAGCGAGGCGGTGTTTCCACGCCGGACGATCAGCGGGTTTGTGATCGAGTCCATGAGCTTGCCGGTGTCCACGATGTCGCGCCGACCTGCTCTGACGATCACAACCTGGCAGCCCGGGTTCGGTTTCGCCTCCCATCAGAAGGCTCTCTTCTCTCAAGGTGTCCCAACTCCAGTTCCAGAGCGGGTTGGCGATCTGGAGCGTGGTCTCCTCTACGTAAGTCGGGGCGACACGCCCAAGGGTGCTGGCAACCTTGGCCTCAAGCT